AAAACGGTTCGCCGGCGGAGAAACAGCGCGTGGGCGTTGACTACCTCGAAGCGATGCGTCAGCGCTACGGAAACGACGTGGACGGCGTGCTCGCGTACACCTGGGGGCCGGGCAACTTCGACAAATGGGTTCAAGCCGGCAGGAAGCCCGACCAGCTGCCCCCCGACAAGGCGAATTACGCCAAGGTCGTACTTGGCCGCCTTCAGCAGGGTCAGCAGCAGGGCCAACAAGCACAGCAGCAAGACGCGGCGCTGAAGGCGCCGAGCCCTGCTGACAACCTCTCTGCCAAGGTGAACGCCGGCGCGGAAGTGCGCCCGGATGAGTACCAACAAAGCGCGCAGGCGACTTTCAAGCAAGCCGCGATGTACAACGACGCCTCGCAAAAAGCGTTTCAGGCAGGCAACGTCAAAGCCGGACAGATGTTCGCTGACAAGGCGAACGGCCTTGTTGACCAGGCGCTGAAGACGCAGAAAGAAGGCTACGGCGTTCAGAAAGACGCAAACGACGAAACCGCGAAACTGGCGGTGGGCGTGAACGATCAGTCTTCGTACAACGGCTTCCGCACGCAGGTCGCACGCAACCCGGCTATGCAAGCAGCAGTTGCAGGGCTCGGGTTGACGGGCGACTTCAACCAGGATCGTAACAAAATGGCGACGCTCGCGAGCCGCACGGAAACGCTCGCGCAGCAACATAACGATTCGCTCAAGCAGCAGGAGTTTCAGCTTAAACAACAGCAAGACCAGCGCGCGCAGCAAAAAGCCGACATTCCGAAAATTCAGCAGCAGCAAGCGGTTATCGCGGATAACGCGCGCCAGCAGCAAATGGAAAAAGGCGGTATCCCGTTCGCACCTTCCGTTGCTGCGAGTGCGCCTGTAGGAACCACGGAAGTTCAGTTAGCGGCCGCACGTAAACAGGTGCAAACGCAGAACGCCGCCTACGACAAAGCGACAGCGCCCGCAGTTCAAGGTGCGAAGGCGTTGTCCGATTTGGCGGCGCAGGCGTACGTTGCGGTAAAGAATAAAACCGTCAGCACAGGCGGGATCTTCAACAACCAAGCCGAAAACGTCGCCGAGCACAAGGGTTTCGGAGGCGGCTCATACCTACTCTCGACGGACCAGCAAGAATTCGACAAGCTCACTTCCAATATGGTTCAGCAAATGCAGATGTTATCCAGTGCAAACGGCGGTGCACGCTCGGCGTCCACGGCGGCGATGTACGCTAACTATGCTCGTGCCAAGCCCGGTGTTCGCCTGGGGCCCGAAGCTAACTTAGCAGTAGCACACGGACTGTTTGTGGGTGCGGCGGGGCAGGTTCAGATGAATACTTTTCTTGAGAAGTACAGGGCAGCGAACCCGGAAGCGACAGCGCAATCCGGCGTCTTGCAGTGGAACAGATACGAGCGGGCGGCCGGGCCAACGCAAATATTCGACCCGGCCAGTCGGAAGATGGTCCCGAATACCGTGTTGCTGCCTACGCTGGAAGACGGAACGCCGAACCCGGCGTATAAAGACCCTACTAAATTCTTTGAGAACGGAGGGCGCTTCTGATGCCGGATATCGACAACACAGGCCCGATCACCAACCCGACTACTGACGCGCAAGGGCGCGCGACGACAGGCACGCAGGCGCCGAGCGACGAGGCACCGGTAACGGACGGCGCGCGCGCGCCGAAAACCATTCGCGGCGCTATCGGCGCGGATGAGCAGTTGGGGAAAATGAAGAAGTCGGCCGTTTCCGACGCGGCAATCAACAAGGTCTACCAGTCGTTGACGTTTGGCTTCGGCGCTGACCTTGATGGCGCTATCTTCGGCAAGCAAGCCGAGCACGTGACGCGGCAAATGCAGAAGGACTACGACCACGATAACCCAATGGCGGCGTTCGGCATCGACCTGGCTGCCGCTGCGGTACAGAGCGCTGCTATTCCGACTGTTGGCGTGAGCGGAGTGGCGGGTACGGTCGGGCGCCTTATGACCGGCGGCGCGGCTATGGGCGCGCTCCAAGGCGCGGGGCAAGGCGGGGACGCGACGACCCGTGGAATGGCTGCCGCCAAGGGCGCAGCAGTAGGCGGCGTGCTCGGCGGTGCGGCGGGTTACGCCGCCAAGATCGCGAAGCCGGCGCTTGAGAAGATGGGCGCTATCGACGCCTCGAAAGGTGCTTTCGAGAAAGTGAAGATGGCGCTGAAGAGCGAAGGCAAGACGATGGAAGACTTGCAAAACTTCCTCAAGACGAACCCCGACGCGCGGGCGGCAGACTTCTCGCCTAAGGTGGCCGAAGCTGTCGGCAAGGCTGGCGGTGTAACGAACAAGACAAGCCAAGCCTTGGGAACCGCGACGCGTGAAGATGCCGAAGGCCAGTCGGGGCGCATCTCCGGCGAAGTCGCGCAGGGCCAGCCGCTTGATAAGGTAAAGCAGCAAATGATTGATGACCTTGGCAATCTTTCCAAGCAAACGAAAAGCGCGTACACCGCATCGAAGGCTGAAATTGCGCCGATCACGCCGGAATTGCAAAAGACGCTCGACCACCCTGAAGTCGCGCCTTTGCTTGCTAAAGCGTTGAAGGACTACGGCGGCGCACGTGCGGCCGGCGTTGCCGATGTGGCGAATACGCCGAAATACAAAGCCGGCTCGGAAATTCCGTCTGCGGTTCTCGATGACTTGCAGAAGTCGATAGGCAACGCCGCGCAGGAGGAAGGTACGGGGTCGATTCGCTACGGCACGTTGAAAGCTGCGCAGCAAGCGATTAAAGATCAGCAGTCTGACGTCACCAAAGGTGCGCAGGGTTTGGCGGCGCGCATGGGCGGCGATTCGCCTACGGCGGGCAACGCTTACGGTTCGGGCGTCATCGGTGCGCAGGAGTTCGGCCATGCGTTCGCGTTCGGGCTCAAGAAGGCGGATACCGCAGCTTGGGACAGGATCAAAGGCAACCCGGAAATGGTGCAGTACGCGCGCCTCGGCATGCTGAACGGCCTAGATGAGTACCTGTCAGGCAACAGCCGCATGACGGAAGGTTCCCTCACGAAGATCGCAGACAAGCTGCGCACGCCCGAAGTCGAGAAAGTTCTCGGCCCCAAAGGTGCAAACGATGTGCGCAAGGTGTTCGAGAAGGAAGCCGCGCGCCAGCGCGTTACCGCCGACATGTCGAAAGGTGGTAACCGCCAAGCCGCTTTCCACGAAGAGAACGAATCACGCATGGCTTCGCACGCCGCGAACGTGGTAGGCGGCCTCGGCCACGTGGTTGGCACAACCGCACGCTTGCTTACCGGCACAGGCTTGTCCGAAAAGCAGGCGCTCAACATCATTCAGATGGCGGCAAAACCGGGTGGCCTGGCGAAAATTAAAGCCGGTGGCGCACCCAAAAATGTGATGGATATTCTGCTTGCCGGCGCGAACAAAATTGCAGGCGGCGCGGCGGCGTCAACCGACATAAAAGGCAGTCGTTAATTGTTGTCGCACAAGTAGAAAGCGACAAGAAAGGCGACGAACAGGAATGCGATCATCACAGTGCTCCTTTAGTTGACTTACCGGCGGTAACAGGCGTCCAGATAGTGTAATCGTAATCGAGTTCCGTACCGTTCTTGAAGTAAACGTGCATTGACGTAGGGCCTGTTGAAGTCACGCAGCCGGGGACGCCTTCGATAAAAGGCAACTTCAGCAAGACGCCGGCGCGGGTGTTGCACTCGTCCACGTTCTTGAACAGGTAGAGCATCCCGCCTGCGGCATTTGCGGCGGTGCCGATAAGCGTAACATCGGCTTGCGCGGCGGCAGACGCTGCCAGGAGTGCAACTGCTAGAATTCGTTTCATGGTGATCTCCGTTTGAATGACTGCAGTATAGCAAATGCAAAATAGAATACAAGGACTTCCGTGAAAATTCTGCTTGTGGACTGTATCGGCGGCATGCTGGATTTCAGCATGAAGTGTATCGACGCCGGCCACGATGTGCGCCTGTGGGTGATGCCGCGCGACAACGAGAAGCGCAACCCGATCGGCGACGGGTACGTTTCCAAGGTCGCGGACTGGCGCGCGCATATGGGGTGGGCGGATTTGATCGTGACGAGCGACAACGCCAACCTGATGGAAGACATGGAGCCCTACTTCAAGAAAGGCTATCCGATCTTCGGCCCGAACAAGGCTGGCGCGGATCTCGAACTGAACCGGCAAGCAGGCCAGGCGCTTTTCAAGAAGGTCGGCATCAAAACGATGCCTTCGCAGGAATTCAAGGACTACGACACCGCGAAGAAGCACGTCAGCGAAACGATGGAGCGGTTCGTGTCCAAGCCGAACGGCGACGTAGACAAGGCGCTTTCCTACGTGAGCAAGAGCCCGCGCGACATGATCGGCATGCTTGACCGCTGGAAGAAAGAGCAGCCGCAAACGCAGGGGTTCATTCTCCAGCCGTTCGTTCGCGGTATCGAGATGGCGGTTGGCGGTTGGTTCGGCAAAAATGGCTGGTCGAAATGGTTTCTTGAAAACATCGAACACAAGAAGCACTTGCCGGGTGACACGGGCGTGAACACCGGCGAACAAGGCACGGTTATGCGGTACGTGAAAGAGTCCAAGCTCGTTGACAAGCTGCTTACGCCGCTCACGTCTTACCTCCACTCGATTAACTTTCGTGGCTATTTCGATATGGCTGCGATTATCGATGACGAAGGCGTGCCTTGGCCTTTGGAAGCGACGAGCCGTCCCGGCTGGCCGTGCTTCATTATCCAGACCGCGCTGCACGTCGGCGACCCCGCACAATGGATGCTTGACGCGCTGCATGGCGAAGACACGTTAGAAGTGCTTGACGAGACCGCCGTTGGCGTCGTGGTGACGATCCCTGATTACCCCTTCACGTCTTACACCAAGCGCAACGCGACCGGTTACGCGATCTACAACACCGACCGCCTGGTGACGGAAGACATTCACTTCTGCGAAGTGATGCTCGGCGAAGTGCCCGACGAAGAAGACGACAAGATTGTGTACAAGAAAGGGCCGGTTACATGCGGTGATTACGTGCTCGTCGCCACCGGTACGGACTTCGATATCCACGGCGCCGCCAAGCGCGCCAAGCGTGCGCTCAAGACAATCGAGATACCGCATTCGCCCGGTTGGCGCGACGACATTGGTGAGAAGCTTGAACGCGACTTGCCCGTGCTTCAGGAACTCGGCTATGCCTTAGAGTGGCATTACTAAAATGGCAACGCGTGCGCTCAATCCGCCTCCTGACCCGAAGTCGGGTTTCGACAGTTCAGCCTGGCAAGGCTGGTTTAGTTTGCTTTACACGTTCGTCAACCAAGGTAACTACACGGTTGCGGCTTTGCCTAGCCGCAACGTGCTTCCAGGGCAAACAGCATACGCAACCAACGGCCGAAAGGTCGGAGAGGGAGCGGGCAACGGTACGGGGGTGCCAGTCTATTTCAGCAACGGGGCGTGGCGTGTTTACTCAACCGATGCCGTAGTAGCGGCATAAACAAAAGGAGCTTCAAATGACCGGAGTCATGACGTATATGGGCCAGCTTACGAAAGAAGAGGCGAAAGCCGCGATGAAAGAAGCACTGAACGAGTGGTTGGATAAGCAGTTCGCAACATTCGGCCGGTGGACCGTGGCCGGCATCGTGTCAACTGCGCTTGCGGGTTTGGCGTACGCCTATTCGAAAACTCACGGGTTCCTCGGCAAATGAGCGCTTTTGACGACGCCTTCACCGCGCTGATCGGCAACGAAGGCGGTTACGTGAACAACCCGGCCGATCCGGGAGGCGCGACCGCATTTGGGATAACGGAACGCGTCGCTCGAGCGAACGGCTACGACGGCCCAATGATCGGCCTGCCGCTCGCTACCGCCAAGCAGATAGCGAAAACCCAATACTGGGACAAATACTACTGCGACCAGTTCGACGCACGCATCGGCTTCCAAGTGTTTGACGCCGCATACAACGGCGGGCGGCCCGCCGCGTGGCTACAGCAGGCTGCGGGCGTGCAAGCGGACGGTATCATCGGACCGGTCACGATAGCGGCCGTGCAGGCCATTGACGCGCGTCAGATCGTGATGCGCTTCCTGTCCTATCGGCTCACCTATCTCGGTGGGCTATCGACGTGGGCGACCTTCGGCCACGGGTGGGCGAACCGGATCGCCAACAACTTGCTTAAAGGGGCTGCGTAATGGCTGCTTTCGACCCGATCACCGCAGTAACGAACGTTGTCGGCCAGGTTATTGACCGCGTTTGGCCTGACCCCGCGCAAGCCGCTGCCGCCAAGTTGCAACTTCTTCAGCTGCAACAGACAGGTGAACTCACCGCGATCACTGGTCAGATGGACATAAACAAGGTGGAAGCGGGCAACGAATCGATATTCGTTTCCGGCGGCCGGCCGTTCATCATTTGGGTTTGTGGCGCGGCGTTCGCGTGGAACTGGGTTGGGCTTCCGTTTGCGAAATTCGCAATGACGGTTATCGGCCACCCCGTGGTCATGCAGGCGGCCGACATGTCGGAGATGATGCCGGTACTGATGGGGCTCCTCGGCCTGGGCGGCATGCGGACGTGGGAAAAGATACAGACGCAGAAGATCGCGAGCAACTAAACCGGAATCACGTAATTGCGATAGTCGGCGTCTAAATCGCGCTGATCCTGAAGCCTGCGGCGGGCGTTCTCTGCCCGCAAGTCGGCAATTGCCTCTTCGGTATCCCGGTCGTGCTGCACTCGGTCCAGATGCGCCCGTTTGTAGAAGTCGGCTAGTTCGACTTCGGCAAGGCGGCCGTGGAGTTGCTTTTGAAGATGCAGATGGATCATACTTCCCTCTCTTTAAAACCAAGCGCACGGCGCGCTTCGTTGCGTACTTCCAGTGTGACGGCGTAGGCGAAGTCTTCCGGGCTTAGCAAGCGCTTTATAAACGCCGTCATCGTCAGGATCGCTTCTACGTCGCTGCGCATCGGTGCGGTATCGACTGATGCTTGCTGTCCTTGTGCTCGGGCGGCCGACGACTTCAACGCAGCAAGATCGAGGTTTGCAAAGTAGTCCGCTGACGTTTCTTTAAACGAATCGTTTAGTGCTTGCACGCGGGCCGCCGCCGCTTCCGTCATCCGTAGTTCGCCGCGCATCTCGCTGTGCGGATAGTGGATGTGCTTTTCCAACTGGCGAATGCGGCTTTCGTTTTCCCGCACCGTCCGCTCAATTTCTCTTTCCCATGCAGTCATTACGATCTCCTCTTCATTGCTTTCATAAGAATGTCCTGAACGGACGCTTTTGTTTCCAATCGGTCCATCACATCTAAATCGACTGTGTCATGCGCCAAAATGTAATGCAGAAACACCGGCCGGTTGTGCCCTGCTTGTGCCTGGCGAGTCGGCCCGATACGTTCGATAATCTGCTGATGTTCTTCCAGGTTCCAGTTCACTGAGAAAAAGACAAGGATGTTCCCCCCGTCTTGCAAATTGAGACCGTGGCCAGCACTAGCAGGATGAGCAAAAAGAACAGGAATCTTCCCTTTGTTCCAATCCCTGATAGTTTCTGGATTGGCATCAAGCACGCGGCCGCGAGGAAAAGCGGCGACAAGACGAGCAAGATCATGCTTAAAATGGTAAGCGACAAGTACGGGGGCGCCTCCTGCCTCCTCGATAACGTCTTCAAGCGCCTGGATCTTTGCATCGTGAACCTCCTGCCAGTGTTTTGCTTCATCGGTGTAGATGGCGCCGTTGGCAAGCTGCAAACACTTCTGCGTCTTGCTCGCGGCGTTGAGCGCTTCGATTTCTGTCGGTCCTAGATGCCCTTCAAGTTCAAGGAACATCTTCTTTTCCATGTCGCGGTACTGGCGCATCGCCTTCGCCGGCAACTGCACTTCGATGCGATTTCGAATGGGTTCTTTCAAATCGAAGTAGTCCTTCGCATCGAGTGACAGGCAAACGTCACTTATCAAACCTTGAATCTCTTCCTGAGCGTGCGGCAGCGGTTCAAGGCCGAAGCCGTCATAGTTCTTTCGAAACCACCTTTCCGAGAAAGCTGTAAAACTTTTCCCGAGCCTCTGGCCGCCATCCACGAACCACATCGGCCCCCACAAATCTTTCAACCCATTGGGCGCCGGTGTCCCGGTGAGCCCGATCCACCGGTCTACTTTCTTGTGCGCGACTTCCGCGAGGGCCTTGGCGCGCTTCGTACCCTGGCGCGTGCGGAAGCCCTTCAGCTTCGTCACTTCGTCCGCTACGATGGTCCTGAAAGGCCACGGGCGGGGGTTGTATTTGAACCAGTCGATTAGCCACGGTAAGTTCTCATAATTCGTTGTGAAGATCGCGGAGTCTTCGCGAAGAGCTTGCGCTCGCTGAGCCGCCGTGCCAACGATGGCCGTAATCGGTAAGTCGAGATTCCACTTCTTGACTTCATCAGGCCAGGTACTTTGCGCCACTCGCAGGGGCGCAAGTACAAGAGTGGGGCTGTCGTCGGCGAGGGCAAAGGCTTCGATTGCTTTGAGAGTAGAAACAGTTTTACCCAAGCCCATTGGGACGAAAGCATTGCAGCGCTCCTTTTCCAGAATGTGCTGGATAATTAGCTGTTGGTAAGGACGGAGTTTCATGTTTCCTTTAACCACTCAATGAAGGCATCCACGTGCTGCTTACTGTTGACCACCCAAGCGCTCGCGCCCGCCATTAAAAGCTTGTCGTGTTCGCGCCGCTGATCCGGCCTCAATACTTCACCCGGCGCTTTTAGCTCCACAAATGCCACTGTTCCGAAATAGACAACGATACGGTCGGGCACTCCCCGGTGGCCGGGGCTCACGAACTTCCGTTGCAAGCCGCCGGCTTCCTTCACGCGCTTGACGAAGTACGCTTCTATTTCACTTTCTCTCATACAACGCCCCAAATCCTGAGCAGCACGAACACACTCACGCAAAGAACGGCGAACGCTAGACACAGCGCGAAGTCATCTAAAGTCATCCGCGCCACCCAATCAGCAAACCGATAAGAGCCATCACGACAATGGCGGCGACCAGGCACAACCGCTCATGCTTGCGACAAGCCGCAATGTCGTAACGATGGTACGCGCCGAACGCTTGGCTGATCGTGCGCGGCGTTGGCCGGTAGTGTTTGTTATCTCTTGAAAACATTTCGTGATCTCCGTGTTGTTGAGACAAGTATAGCAAATGCAAAACGAAAATACAACTAGTCTTTTCTATATCGATAACCCTCGAACCCGGCTGCCGCCAACGGCAAACCCGGCGCCCAAGAGGGTACGGCAGCAAGTAACTTGGACAAGTGCTTTGGGCCATACAGCAAGCCGTCAGGCGCATACGTAATCAATTCATCGTGGATGCGCACTCGTATGCTGTAGCGCTCTTCCTCGATGCGCGGCATGTTATAGAACATGACATCTCTGGCCATCGCCTGGCAGATGTTCTCAAGCAGCTTGCCGCCGTATGTCGTGAGCCTTGACCACTGGCGCGTGTACTGATTCTGCCCCATGTAGCTTATCTGCCCTTCGTCGTTCACGCGCGGCGAGGGATAGCACAAAGCGCGACCGCTTGGCAGGATACAGCGAAGCCAGTTGCCGTCACGGTGAAACGTAACGTGACCGACTCTGAAGTTCTCGCCTGGTTCGTTGATCGCGTTGCGCGCTGCACCTTCGAGCTTCGCCCATACCGAACTGATAGCGCTGTTCGATGCCCGCCACATGCGCTTGATTGAGTCGCAAACGCAAAACGTATCGTGCGAAAGGCCGTACGTGTTTCGCTTCGTGTCAACCGACCAGTTCCAGAAGTTATCGGCTTCAGCCCAAACGCTATCAGGAATCGCGTCGCGCCCGGTGCGTGCGAGTTCGTCTAGGTCGATGCCATACGTCGCCGCCCCTGTCAGGAAGGCGCCTACGCCGCCGCCGTACGCGAGCATCAACTCCATTACCTTACCGATCTGGCGAAGCTTCTTGGTGACCTCCGCGAGCCCTACACGGAACGCTTCGCTGTACGCCTTCACATACAGGTCGGGGCCGGTTCCTTTATCGTAATCTCGAAACGCTTGCAGCTTCCAATGTTCGCCAGCGACCCAGGCCGCAACGCGCCCTTCGATGTTAGCCAGGTCCGAAACGACGATCTTGTAACCCGGCGGAGGAATGATGACGCTGCGCATCGTGTTGGAAGTGAGTTCCATCACGTTGTCCGTAATCAGATCAGCGCAACCTGCCTTGATAGCATCGATGCCTATCTCGATATCCGATTGAGATATCGTGGGGCGCATCATGTTGCCCGGCTGGAACAGGCGGTGCGCGTCGCGGCCCGTGCGTGCGGCGCCGTTGAACTGCGTGAGCCCGCGCAGATACCCGTCACTGCTAACGCCTTTGATTAGGCGTTTGTATTTTGAAACTGAAGAGGTAGAAGCTTGTAGGCGGATCGCTATCAGTTCCCGAACCCCGTCAGGGAGCGAAGTATCTTGGAGTCTTCGTTCCAGCGTATCGGCGCGCATGTCTGGCAGCGACACCCCGTAAGACCTGAGGATATGGGCGAGCAAGGCATCTCGTTGCGTAGCTGCTCCCACCTCTCCGCCTGTCGCTTCCATTGCGCGCTCTGCGAGGCCGGCTTGCGCAACGTCAACCGCTTCAATTGCTTTTTCTGCAAGTTCTGTATCGACATAGATACCCGCCATGTTCATTCGTTGATCGAGAAACCACAGGTTCATCTCTGCGGCGTTCTGTTCGTAGTTCCAACTGGGGACTTTTGTGCGCAACGCACGAACGGATGTGATATCCGATGCGGCGTACTTTATGAAGTCGGCCCAGTCTTCCGGGTGCGTCTCGCGCGTTTTTCTCTGAAGCTTCGAGTTTTTAGCCTGTAATTTGCAAAACATTTGAATCAGTTGCTTGCCGCGCCTATCTTTGGCGAGATCGTCACTTAGCTTGAAGATATCGCACAACGAAGCAAGCGAACCCGGCAACCCGTGCGATAGGGCTTTCACCATAAGGTCGCGAGCTTTTTGCAGGGGCATAAGCTTCAGGATGTTCGGCAATGCATGCTTTAACACGACTCTGTCGAACATCCCGATGTTTGTACCCCAATGCTCATCGGCTTCGTTTAGCGCCTCAAGCAAGTCTACCGGCGGCGTAGTGCCAATCGTCAAGTCCCAAACCTTCACCGGCCCTTCGTCGACCGCATACGCGAAAAGCAGGACTTCTGCCTGCTCTGCGTAAATATGTGTCCCGTTATTGATCGGCACGGGGGAGAACGTTTCTAAGTCCCAATACAAACGCTTCATTATCTTCCTCAGTTGTTGCCGGCTTTCTGATTCCGGTAGCCGGCGACCGGTTAATGCTTAAGCCAAGTCATCAACTTCCGGCGCGTCAATCGCGTCGAAGTCGTCGTCCTTCGCGACACCCGCACCGCCGAAGCTATCGCCCTTGCCCGCAAACTGAATGCCGAGCAGCGATGAGCGAACGCCGCTGTTGGTCCCAGCCTGACAGTAGATCGAAACCTTGGCGTTCACGTAACAACCGGCGTACAAACGGCCTTCGTTGCCTGCCAGCTTCGCAGCCTTGCCTGTGGCCGGGTCCTTGATGTTGTCAAGCAGGGTCGGCTTGCCGTCCTTCTGCTTGCGGTGCGAACCGAGCGCGAACATACCTTCGAAGCCCTCGTACACTTCGCCGGACTTGTCCTTCTTGTTCTTCGGGTAACACCACTGCGTCTTGCTGCCGCGCATGTCTTCGAGCATGCCCTCAGCCTTCTTGCCCCAAAGCGTTGCGGCTTCGGTTTTGATGGCTTCCTGGATCAGCTTGTCGTTCGCGCTGCCGGGTTCAACAATGAACGTGGCCGAGTGGCGGAAGTTCTTATTGCCTTCGTAGTCTTCGGCGTCGCCGAGTGCGGATTGGCAAAATGCGATACGTACGTTCTTAAGCATCAGTTCCATGATATTTCCTTAGCAAAGTTCTTCAGTATCGAAACCATCTTCGACGGGTTTAATTTCAAGTGCCGGACGTTTGTCCGAGTCAAGTGCAACATGCGGTTTGCCTGCGGGCTGCACGATCAATGCCTCGATGTGCTTTAACTGGCGCGGCCGGTCCTTCATCACTTCGAGTATCGGCTTGGGGCCGAGAAGTTTGAAGCTGTACATCTGATCGAGCTTCACGCGAAACTTCTTGAGCATCGCTTCGGCTTCTTCGTCACTTACCCATTGCCGGTTTCCTCTCTTGCCAGCGACCACTTTAAGGCCAGGTAGTAGTCGGCCGGATAGCAGTTCGAACTCGATGCGAGCGCGAACCGCTTTGATCCAGTCTTCGACCACTTCAAGAGAAGCGAATTTAGTTGCCAGTTGATCGACCGGGATAAGCGACGCGTCCGGGCTTGTCGTTTCAAGCGTTTGGAAATCGCAGCCAATTGTTTCCTCCACGTGTTTTATGCGGGCCGGGCATACCGCCGCCGCCTTGCACCACTGGCAGCCCTTCTCGGTTACTTTGAAGTTCTCCGGTATGAGCTTGTAAACGCCCGGCATCTCAAGCGCAGACTGCCGAATGTAAAGAGCCAACCGCGAACGTTCTGCGGCAACGTCGTCAACCCACAACAGCAAATCGCTAACCGCTATCGGCGCACTTTCTATCGATTCCTTGCTACGCGCCGGTTGTTCGATTACCAAATTGACGAATTCGAATTCATCAGTCAGCGCGTACTTCTCAACAACCCCCGCCGCATACATCTTTAGCTGGGGGTTATCTTCTGCGGATACCTCCGAATACCCGAACTTCGCGTCGATTACGTCGATGTGCCCGACTACCCCATGGTCAAGACAACGGAGCACAACGTCAGCCCGCCCAGTGGCGCCTTTCTCGCCCGTGATGTGGTCGATCGGAACATCCTGCTCCAAATCCATCTCGACGCGGTAGCCCAAGTTCTCGTAGTTCTGAATCCGGGCTCGCACGTTGTCGACTACGTTTTGCACGTCGGCGGCGAACGCTTCGTCTACTTTGTGCCCCTTACCCATAGTGCGGCCGAGATACACCGCCGCGTACGTGTCGAAAGTCAGGCAGTCGGTAAGCAACGAGTGCTTATCCGTTCCGAGGTCAGCAGCCGCCCCGGCCGTATCCGGCTGCCCGAGTTCCGCCGCCAGTGAGTTGGCACACGCAAGCCACTTCTCAGCCGACGACGGCGAAGCTATGGCATGGTAGTCACTCATCGGCGGTCACCGTTTCGGTGTAGGCGATGTAGTCCGCCCACTGGCCCTCGTCCAGTTCTGTCGCGCGCTTCACGCCGAACCGCGAAAGGGCGTCGATAGTCACGTCCCGGCCCTTGGCGGCCGACAGCGCGTTCGTCGCTTTCTTCACGTCGTCATAAGTTACCGGCGCGGATTCGCTCTCGGAAGGCTGAGAAGTGGCGGTAATGGTCTTCTCTTCTTGCGTGGTCGGTTGCTCCGCAACTACAGGCGCTTGCTCTAAAGCCGCATCCGGGCCAGTGTTCGATGCAGCGGATTTCGACTTTTTTGGCGCTTCGTACTCCTGCATATCTTTCGATTGCGCGGGAGTGAGGGCTATAGCGCGGTTTTGGTCTTCTAACACCTTGGCGTTATGTGCCATGACGTCAATCGGCGCTGTAGCGATACCGTGCACCGCCAACGTAGCCGTGAGCAACTTAACAGCAGCAGTCAGTTCTTCAATACGCGTTTCAAGCATTTCGTTTTCTCCTAAAGGGTTGTGTACCGCAGGAAGAAATTTAAACGACGAGTTATCGGCATGTCAAGAACATTTTGCACTTGCTATTCGAGTTTGCGTTTGCTATATTTCTCTCACGCAAACAAGGAGAGTACCAAATGAAAGCATTTCACGGTGACCCGGCAGTAAAGGATAAGTACGTGGCGCGTCTCAAGGCGCATCACGAAGCGGATGAGATTGTGCAGGGGACAGGTTTCGAAAACGGTCACGGCTGCGCGGTCGGTTGCACGCTGAACAATTACGATCACCTGGCCTACGAACACGAACTCGGTTTGCCGCAATGGCTGGCGCGCCTGGAAGATCGGATCTTCGAAGGTCTTCCGCCTGTTGAGGCGCAGCAATTCGCTGTTGACTTCCTGGAATCTGTTCCTGTTGGCGCGGACGTAGACAAGGTGCGCTGGCAACTCGCGATTCAACGGCACACACAAGCGCGTGACCGATTAATGCCGAACAAAGAGCCTTACGCCGCGCAGTGCGTCGCAGCTATCGAACAGGTAATCGCGTATTGCCAGCTTGAACTTCGCGGCGCGGCGGAGTCGGCGGAGTCGGCGCGGTCGGCGGCGGAGTCGGCGGCGGAGTCGGCGGCGCGGTCGGCGCGGTCGGCGGCGCGGTCGGCGCGGTCGGCGGCGGAGTCGGCGTGGTCGGCGGCGGAGTCGGCGGCGTGGTCGGCGGAGTCGGCGGCGGAGTCGGCGGCGGAGTCGGCGGGGTCGGCGGGGTCGGCGGCGTGGGCGGCGTGGTCGGCGGGGTCGGCGGCGGGGTCGGCGGGGTCGGC